GACACAGGTGATGACACAGGTGATGACACAGGTGATGACACAGGTGATGACACAGGCGATGACACAGGCGATGACAGTCCAGGAGATGGGGGCGGAGACGGTGGCGGAGATGGCCCTCCAGGCGATGGCACTACACCACCAGTAACTCCACCAGTCACACCAGTCACACCAGTAACACCAGTGACACCAGGCCCAGTTGTTCCAGTAAGACGCAACACCAATGTAATGAACGCTGGTGATATTCCAATCAGTGCTTACTATCAAACAACTGATCCATCACAAAGCAAGTTCTATTGGGGCTCAATGCCTACACAATATGGTAGCACATACAATCCAGCACTAGATGTAAACATTCCAGGTGCTGGCACACAAGGCTGGGGCGCACAAGAAACTGCTCGTGCTCCTACAGCAGATGAGATCTTACAATACTACGGTGGTGGCGGTGGCTTTAATCCGTTTGATCAGTTCTCATATCCAGTCACAGGTCCTGTTGCGCCTAGACGCAGAAGATAAATGACTAAATATTACATTAAAGGAAAACGAACATGAGTTTTGGAAAAAGCAAAGGCAGTTCAACAGTCATCCCAGACTTGTCGCCTGAACAAAAAGCATACATTAAGAGTCAAACAGACTTCTTTACTAAAACAGTCCAGCCCACTTACCAGGATGTCCTAGCAGGTGGCACTGATCTATACAACAGAATGAGTCCTGGCTATGAAAAGGCCGCACAAGAAGCAGGTCGTGTAGCAGGACAAGCAGGTATGGCTCTTGGTGAAACAGGTGAAAGCGCATTACGCACTGGTGTCAGTGGCCTACAAAACTTGTTTGGCAAGAACTACGAAGCAAATCAAATACAAGCCGCACTTGCTCCTGCACAAGCACAGTATCAACAAAACATTGCTCAACAACAAGCACAGTTTGGTGGTGCTGGTGGATTGGGTAGCGCAAGACAAGCACTTGCTGGTCGTCAAGCCGCAGGTGCCAATCAAGCCCTACAAGCACAAACAGCCGCACAAGTTCAACAAGGCATTGCCGCACAGCGCGGAACAGCCGCAAGTTCATTAGCAGGCATTGGACAGACAGGATTGAACAATGCTATGAGTGCTTATGCCGCTAGATTGAATGCCGCAGGCGCTCCACAAGACTTATTCAACAGATACGGCGCACTAGCGTTTGGAACTCCAGCATCAAGTTACAACAATTATGGTCCTGTTGGGCAAACAACTAACACATCTGGTTATCAGATGGGTGTTGACTTCTCTAAACCATTATTTTCCCCAATGGGCAAGTTCCCAGGTATGGGAGGTTAATATATGGCATACGAAGATTACGGCTACGACCCAATGGGCAATGTTACTGGTTATGTTGACCAGGAAGCAGAAGCAATTGCCTTGCGTGAAGAAGAAGAAAAGAAACGCAAGGAAGCAGAAGAGCGTGCTCGTAAAGAAAACGAACGCTTGGCCAAAGAGCGTGATAACCTAGCAGTTCACAAACAAGAAGTAACTACCTACGCTAATGGTAGTAAAACTATTACCAATGTAGCAGAAGTTCCTGCTACTGCCAACGCACCTGGTCGTCCTACTGGTCCAGTAGCCCCACAAGGCTTCCAAGGACAAACAGATGAGTTTGGTGGTGTAGATGAGGCTGTTGAAAGACAGCGTCAAATGAATCAGCGACAGCCTGAACAGCGTCAACAACCTCGTGCCCCTGTAGTGCCAGTTGCTCCAGGAAACATATTTGACAGACAGATTCAAGCAGAGTCAGGTGGACGACACATAGATCCACGCACTGGCCAAATTATGACCAGCCCCAAGGGCGCATTAGGCATTGCTCAGATCATGCCTGCTACAGCACGCCAGCCAGGTTATGGTATTGCTCCTATTACAGATGAAGAATTACGCACACCAGAAGGCAATCGTGCTTTTGGTGAACGCTACAAACAAGGTATGTTAACGGCCTTTAATGGCGATGAAGAAAAAGCCACAGCGGCTTACAATGCAGGTCCTGGCGCTGTGCAAAAAGCAGTTCGCCGTGCTGAACAACAAGGTGGTGATTACAAAGATTACTTGCCACGCGAAACACAAAACTATCTACAAAAGGTATTTGGTGGTCAAGCACAACAACAGCAACAGCAACTGCGCCCACAAACAAGATCCTTAGCACCAGTTGCTCCAGGACAAGGTGAATTCCGCGATCCAAATCCCAATGCTGTTATTGCTCCTGGCACAGGAACCAATCCAGTTGCCACAGTAGATATTACAGGTGGTGCACCTACAGCACCTATTAGTCCTGATGCAGTAGCACAAGAACAAGCACCAATTCCTACAGCAGGTGGTATTGGTATTCGTATGCCTGGACAGCCCTCAGGTGTGTCAAGTAGCGCAAGTGCCATTGATGCTTATCAACAGAATCAAGACAATATTCCAGAACTAATGAAGTTAGGTGTCAGTGATGATCCTAATGTTCCAACCTATATTAAAGAGCGTGCTAGAAATCGTGCGGCTGACTTGGTTCAACAAGAACGCCAGATGGAAAAGGCCAAACAACAAGTGGCCAACATGACTCCAACTGAAACTGCCAAAGTATTACGCAAGAAAACAGAAGAAGGTAGTGCTGTTAAGATGTTTATCTATAACATGTTAGGCATGAATCTTAACGCCGCTGAAGAAGCAGACAAGTTAGGCCTAGGTAGAGAAACAGCAGTTATGGGTGCTGATGGCAAAGCATATCTAATCAAGGTAGGTTACAATGGTAAACCACTTGAAGGCTACAATCCAGAAACAGGTAAAGAACTAACAAAGGATGAATTAATCAAAGTGGCCGCTGGTGCTACTGATATGAAGAATACCAAAGCACACATGATGGCTGATGCTAAAGGTAGTCCAGTTACTAAAACTATTGATGGCAAACTTGTCAATGGTATTCAAATATACGATCCAGTGCGTAAGTCATTCTATGTTCAGTATGGTAACAAGCGTGATGAAAGTCCTGAAGGTTGGACAAGTGCTTCACAGAATGTGGAACAACAAGCAGTATTGGAAAAACAAAAAGCACAGATTGATCTTTACAAGAAGTTTGAAGGTGCCAGTATTGATGCCAAGTTCAAATACATTGAAGACACTAACAAGGCCTTGGTTGCCAAGTTTGGCACAGGTGCTGTTCTTTTAACTCCAGAAGAATTTGGCTTATCTCGTCCAAGTGCTGGTGGCAAAGTAGCCGCAGTTGAACCAACACCAATGCCAGCAGGCACAACAGGTGCTACTCAAGCACCAGCAGGTGGGCCAGTTCCTCCAACATCATTGCCAGCCGCAACAGTAGCACAAACACAAGCCACACAGGCTTCAAGTGTTCCAGCAACTACACCAGGTGGACAGCAGCCACCAACGCTGAGTGCTATGAACGAAGAAGAAGCACGAAAAAAGAATGAACGCGAACTTGGACAAAAGTCCAGTGAAGGTGTTCTCAAGCATGTGAATGAAAATATAGTGCCAGCAAGTATGGCAGCGGCTGATGGTAGTGAATCAGTTAAACGACAGTTTAACATTATCAATGACCCAACCAGCAATGCATTGTTTGGCTTATACAACAAAGCACAAAGCAACAGCACCAGTGATAAAAACTGGGCTATCATTCGTGATTGGTTAGGCGGTAAGTTAGATCCAAATGATCAAACCAAGATTAGCCAAGCCATAGCCGCAGTTAAATTAGACAGTAATGAAGCATCAGCCGCTGCCTTGTGGCAACAAGAAACAACAAGACAAGCCAATGCTATGATCAAGTCTGGTGTATTTGGCACTGGCGCAAGTATTTCTACAAGTGATAGAGAAAGTGCTGAACGAGCACAACTTGATATCAACACAACTCCAGCCTTGGCTGTGTTTGCTGGTAAGTCACAACAGTTGTTTGGCTTTGATATGGCTCGTGCTAAGATGGATTGGGCTGCTGATAAGAAGTTTGACTCAGTAGCGCAAATGGAAAAAGAATGGACAAGACAGCAAAGTAAACTTATTGGACAATATGGAAAGGTCGCTGACGAACGCAATGCGTTTATCAAAGCCAACAGTGATGGTAAGCCAGCCACAATTGGTCTAGTGCGTAAGGCATATCAGATGTATCCTGTGCCACAGTATGATCCTAACTTAAATGGTGGTAATGGTGGTTGGAAAAACATGCGTGATCGTAATTTAAACGACATCTTAAAAGGTAACAGATAATGGATCAAGATCTACAAAAAAGAATTGAAGAAGCCAAAGCCGCAGGTTATAGTGATGAGGAGATTGCCAAGGCGTTAGGCACAACACCTCCTCCAGCACAAGCCACAATGCCTAATGGTATCAATGTTCCTATTCTAAGCGCAGAAGAAAAAGCACAGTTTAATAAAAGCGAACAACAAGCAAGTAGTAGAAACACAGGTGAGCAAGTGGCAACTGGTGCTACTGCCGCAGCCTTAGGTGCAGCCGCAGTTGGTGTTCCAGCAGCCGCTTACTATGTTGGTAAGAAAATATTAAGCCCAGCCACTAAAGGTGTTGTAGATTTTGCTCAACAAGGACTTAACACAGCCAATCGTGGTGTTGATGCCATGCAAGGTAGAACAGCAATTGATGCCGCCCGTGAAGCAAGAATGTCAAACCGTCCTGGCTTTGGTGGAAGTGGTCCAGTTGCTCCGCAACCAATGCCTGGTGTTGCTACAAGTGGTCCAGTTGCTCCAGCAAATATGCCAGCCGCTAATCAACCTCAGATGAGAGCACCACAGCCTAGCATGGCATCAAGAGTGCAAGCCGCAGCCGCACAGCGTATTTCAAACTTGCCAGCAATGGGTGAGATCATGGGTGGTGCTATGAGAACAGCAGGTCGTATATTAGGCCCAGCAAGTTTAGCATTAGAGTCAAGAGACTTGGGTCCTAAGACTCCACAAACAGGTCGTATGCGTGGTATGGAGATCAATCCCTTAACAGGTGCTCCTTGGACACCGCAACAAATTGCACAGTATGAAGCCAATCCAGCACAGTATGATGCTCAGATGGCACCACCACAGTTTCGTAGGTAAGTAAGCATATGACAACAGCAGAAGCACTAACACAAATATTCAAAGACAACTTTGTAGCATACTTTCGCAGCCATGCGGCACATGCCAATGTTGTAGGGCGTAACTTTGCCAGCGATCACAAGTTGCTACAAAAAACTTATGAAGACCTACAAGGTCAGATTGACACCCTGGGTGAACTACTAAGAACACTACAAGAGTTTATGCCTTGTGATATACAAGAAGTTTTAGATGACAGTAATTTAGACACTGGCCCTATTGAAGGCACAGCAGATGAACTTATTGAAGCAGGTATGGAAGACTTAGAATACCTAGTGAAAGAACATAGAGAACTTATCACCATTGCCACAGAAGAAAAGCAAGATCAGATTGCCAACTATGCACAGGATCGTGTGTTGGCATTAGAGAAGCACATTTGGATGTATAGGTCAACTCTAGAATAAAGTTAAGACACCAAGAGTGCTATCAAGAACCCAGCAGATTTTGTGTCTTTCTAACTGGGGCATCAAGGAATAGGCAGGCCAGTTTGTTAAGCACTCAACCTTTTGTAAGCATAACTTCCACGAACATCGTAACCCATGCGTTTATGTAATTTAAGAAATGCGCCTTGATCATGTCGCATTGTGTTTGAGCAGATGATTGGTGCTCCAGCCGCATGAGCAAACTGTTCCCACATGTCCATCATTTCCACAATCAATTTAACACGCAGTCTTGGACTCAGATCCAAATCAAGATGCACCATTCTAATGGCAATCATTTGATCATCACTCCAGGCCGCATAGTCTCTGCTTTTGGCCCATGTGTAGGCTAGGAGTTTATTGGTTTCGTTTTCTCTAGCAATGTAAAGTAGTTCAGTAGTGGGTAGATAAAATTGACTTACAACACTCAGCATAACATTCCTTGCGTATGCTATAGGCTCAGGTGTAAAGATATTATCAATCTCTGACTGGAAGTTGGCTTCTGCCATGTTTACGATGTCTTGAACATCTGCGCCCGTGGCGGGCATCCATGTATAGTTCATTTCAGTTCCTTTCAAGTATGCTATTTAAGCCTGTTGACTTAATGATGCTAAATAACACTATGGAAAACATTGAAAATATTAGTAATGAAAAGAAGCACGGAGGTGCCCGTGAAGGTGCTGGCCGTCCAAAAGGACAAACCAATAGGCTAACAGCACGAGAGATTCTTGAAACAGCAGAGAACATGTTGGGCAAGCCCTTTGTTGTTGCGCTGATGGAAGGTTATATTGATACAATTAACTCAGGTGACACACGCAATCGTGTTGTTTACGAAAAGATGATACTAGATAAGACTGCAACAACCATAATTGAAGCAGAGATTACAGATAGCAAAGATGCTATTGAAGCAAAACAAGCGGCCTTCGCAGAAGCCATGGCCAAACTTGTGGGTGTTAGCCCTGAGACTAAATAACTCTATGCCACTTAGCAAATCAACAAGCAAAAAAGCATTCAATAAGAATGTTGCCGCAGAAGTTAAAGCAGGAAGACCTGTCAAACAAGCCGTGGCTATAGCGTATTCAACCAAACGCGAAGCGGCCAAGAAATCAAAAGGAAAATCAAAATGAATGAAGCAAGCAGCCAAAGAGCCGTTTCTGGTTATAACGCGGCAACAGGCACTAGTAACATGGGCTACGATAAAGCCACATCAAAATACAGTGGTAATCAACACCAAAAAACAAATCCAAGTGCCATGATCAACAAAGGTCGTGGTCCTACAGGTGGTGGCACAAAGATGCCTTCATGTGATATGGAAATGGTCAGAGGTAGTAGCAATCCACAAAAGCGTCAAGCAGTAAGCGATGGTGCTACACGAGCATTTGATCCAAGTGCCACACAAAACTACAAAGGCAACGCAGACAAGATCAATGTAGGTCGTGGTCCAACTAAAGGGAATCAACGATAATGAACGCATACATTGTAGCGGGCCCAACAGTAGCCCTAACAGCAACAGCCTCATCAAGTGGTAGCAGTATTGCTCCAGCAGGTGCCAACCAAGGCCAGGATGGTTCTAATGGTCCAAACTTCTTAAAAGTAGTAAACACAAGTGCCACTGTGCCTGTGTTTTTTGAAACAGGCACAACTGCTCCTACAGCAGTTATCCCAGTAACAGCAACCAACACAGGTAGCACATGTATTGCTCCAGGCACTACAGAATATATCAAAGTAAACACAGGTGGACAGGCTCCAGTTGAAATCTTTTTTGCCGCAATTGCCGCAAGTTCAACAGCAGTATATGTTACTCCAGTTAATTTAGTATAAGGAAAACAACATGTCAACAAATCCACAAAGCAAGCCTATCAATCAAAAGCGTGGTCCTACAACAGGCAACCTAGGCACAACAAGCAAACGCGATGCGTTTCTAAGTGAGAAGAGCGCAAGTTCAAGTGAAAAAGCAACCTTGGCCAAAATGGTCACTGACGCACTAGAGATGCGTGGTCGTGGCACAGCCGCTAAAGTCAATCCAGCACTAGAAGGTATCAGTGGTAACACTAATACAGGTCCTAAGAAGAACGCTACTGCTGACGGAAGCCGTTTGCCATCTAAGTATAAGAAGTAAACATCATGGGTGCAACATCTCAATATCGTCCTGACACTCGCGCTCCTGGCGGTGGTGGTATGGACTACAATGGTAATCCAGTTGGTGGCGGTATGGGCGCACAATTTAACATGGGTGGTCCGCGACTGCAAGGTGGTGCTTATGGACAACCTATCTATGGTGGTAGTCCTCTCCCTGGTGATTTATACAATCGTGGGGTTAATCAGATTGGACAACAAATTGGTGTTCAGCCTGGCGGGCCAGGAATGATTGGACAAGTGCTTGGTCGTTTTCAACCACGCGGTATGGTTCCTCCAGCAGGTGCAAGACCACAACCAGGTGATATGACTGGTCCATATACTCGTCAGCGAGCACCAGCAGGTGATCCAGCACGATATGGTAATCCAAGACAATTGAATCCAGGACAGCCTGGACTACAGCCAGGTGTAATGCCTCCTGGCAGTATTGGGCAACCTGGTGGTCCAACTCCAATGCCAAGCCCAGTAGTTGGTCGTGGTAAAGGTGGCGGTGGTAAAGGTGGCTTTCCAGGTCCTGGTCGCCCTGGCTTTGGTCCTGCTCCAATTGAAGATCCAAGACTTAAAGAAATTGATCCTGGTTTTAATGTGCCATTTAACTTTAATGATATATCTGGTGAATCACCTCGTGGTCCAGATGGTAGATATTTAGGCGAAGACATAGTAATGTAACTAAATAAACATGGGGGACAGACTCCCCCATGTATCGCATAGAAAAGGAAAATGAAATGACGACTACAACACCTCCTGAGAATCCTTGGGACGACACAAAGGCTGCTCCTACTGAGCCAGCAAAAGAAACTAAAACAAAAAAGAGCAAGATTGATTGGGTAGTTAAACCTGCCGCTCCTGTTGCTACAAACGCAGGCGACTTTGACATGGACGGTCTAATGACTGACTGTCCCACGGCGAAGGAACTTGAGAGATTTGTATTTGATGAAACGGGGATTGTCTTAAACTTAAAAGGCCGTGCCAATAAACTAAAGTATCAAGTTGCTATGGATGTTCTAAATGGACAAGAAGTAGAAGCCAAGTTTGTTGGTGGTGACAATCCTTACATTGACAAAACAGAACTTATTCCAGTTGAGGATCTAAAGCCAGTTCCAGCCAAAGACAAAAGTTTGCCTGACCATAGTGAAATGCAAAACATCTTTGTCAGCAACAGTATTCCACACCCTGACTTTGAAAGTCGTATGCAAGACAAGAAAGTGAGTGTATATTTCCGCAAATACAAAACAGGTCAAATCAGTTATGAGATTGTAGGTCCAGTTGATCAACGCCCACATGGTGTTAAACTAGACAAGTATGGTCGTGAGCGTCCAGAGATTATCAAATGGGTTGATCCAAGAACAGGCGAGCAAGTTATTGTTCGTGAAGATGGCACAATGACACCACAAGGTCGTAAACTTCGTGCCATGATGCAAAAGTTCCGTGTCAACAACAGCAACCATTGGGACACATGGATTGATCGTGAATTTGCAAGTTTAAGTGATGCTGTAGTAAGCAATCCTTGGGACTTAGAATGAGCAACGAAGTCCGTGATGGTATGATCCATCAAGCACAGCAAGAGCGTATGAGTCGTGATACGCTTATCATGCAAAAGGTCAATGCCGCACACAGGGAAGGGTTTAAGACACGCTTCCCAGGGCAAGTTGAACATTGTATGAGACTTACTGCTGAACGCTTACAAGCAATACTAACACGCAAGCCCACTGACCTAGCAGATCCAGAAACATGGACCAGCACAGCAGATGAGATTGCTAAACTAAGCGAAGCACTATGGCACCTGAGTGTCATTAGTCAAATTTATCCTATGGAGATCACAAATGACGAACATAGCAAGTAATGAAGACAGTGGCTTTGATGTAACTGGCAAATGGATCAGCAAAGAACATTGTCATTTGACATTCCGTCTCAACGAAGATGGTATGGGTGAATGTGAAATTGATTATGACTTTGACAAGTATGACCTTGCTTTCTTGCGTGACATCATTACTGAATTCTTAGACAGTCAACCCAAGGAGTAATATGCTAGGCACAGAAACCTTAATGGCTCGTGCCTTGCGTCATACCTTAGATACCAGTAAAGTAGATCCTGCAACTTATGCCATAATGCCAACAGACATGCGGCTAAAGTTACAGGACCTAGTTATTGAAATTGCGGATGACATGAAGTATAATCAAATCAAATACTTCAGGCCCTTTGCTCATCAACTAGAATTCTTTAAGACTGGTTCAAGTGAGCGTCGTGGTATCCTGGCTGCTAACCGTATTGGTAAAACTGTCAGCACCTGTTATGAAACTGCTTACCACTTGACTGGATTGTATCCAGACTGGTGGACGGGCTATCGCTTTGACAAACCAATCACTTGTATGGTAGCAGGTGAAGGTTGGAGTCAGGTTGCGCTTGTATTACAGAATGAACTGCTGGGCACTCAAGATGTCAAGATTACAGAGAACTTGGGCACGGGTGCTATTCCTCGCGATTGCATTATAACAGACACCATGCGTAATGATGGTGCCAACTGTATTGGTGTTGAAATCAAACATGCAAAAGGCGGCAACAGTTATTTGCTGTTTGCCAACTATACGCAGGAAGTTCGTCAACTGCAAGGTTTCAAATTGAACCTTGCTGTGTTTGACGAACAGCCACCAGATGACTTCTTCTCAGAAATTGTTACACGAACCGCTACCACACAAGGTAAAGTATTATGTTCGTTTACACCACTTAAAGGTCTTAACGGTCTAGTAAGCAAGTTCTGGAACAAAGAAGAAGGATATGAATTCATTCGTGTGAGTTGGGATGATGTTCCAGAGTATGATCCTTGGGGACAGGCATTCTTGCTGAAGGAGACTCGCCGTCAGTTAGAGCGTGATTACTTGCCACATGAGCGTGAGGCTCGTATTGCTGGTAAGCCAGTTATGGGTAAAGGTGCTGTGTTCCAAATCCGTGAATGGCCCACATACACCACAGGGCAGATTGATTTCAGCCGCATACCAAACATACAGCGAGTTATTGCTCTTGACTTGGGTCTAGTAAATGACCAAACTGTTATTACCTTAATGTATTGGGAACCTTATGAACGAGTTGCTTACCTACATAAACAAATCTGTGTGCAGGGTATTGAAGAAGCAGTCCCCAGCCAGTATATCAATCATCTCCTTCGTCCTGAAGTGTTTGGCACTCCTATTGTGCTACCTGCTGACGCAAGCACTCCTGGCAGATACACCATGAGTAGCAGTAGTATTAGAGAATTGTTTGAAAGTTATGAATTGAATGTGTATCACAAAGCAATTATGAATCCGCCTGATCAAGAAGGGCGTGTAACTAACCACAAGAGTTATGGTATCAACCAAATGCGTCAAATGCTTGAAGTTGGTAGCCTAATGGTAAATGAAAACTGCACCCAGTTCCTAAGCAATGCTCGCAACTACTATGTGGATGAGAAGGGACGCTTTAGTGATCCAGATGACACTATTGACTCTGCTCGTTATGCGCTACTGGCTTGCTTACAAGGTATTGCTGAGCCTTGGGACAATCGTAGTCCGCAACAGCGAATGGCTGCGGCAAGAGACAAATATGTAAAACCAAGAGATGAAACAGGATTGCCTGCTTGGAAGAAAAGTTATAACCCAGAAGGATAATATGGAAAAGAATGGAAAATACCTAACAGCAGTTGGTGAACGAGCACCTGCTATCTTATGTGAAAAGCATGCCAAAGTGTTTGAAGAAACAATGCTGACAGCAAGTGTGCCACATACAATCTATGAGTTAGATGATGATGACGGCCCTTACTACTGTCATGCTTGTGATTTACAAAAAGCCAAAGAGTATGTTGAACGCAGAAATGAAGAAGCATCAACACCCAAGATCATTCTCCCAGGTGAGTTTCATTGACGCTAAATAACATATCAGTAAAGGGAACCTATTACAATGCTTGATATTAAAAATATCCCCGTGCAGGCTATAAATCAGAATAGAAAAACAAACGCTAATTTTGTCCGCATGAAGAATCAAATGGATGTCAAAATGGCATCCTACCTGCGTTATCTTGGCACAAAGAACGCAGTTAATCGCGCTTGCGATTATCATTACTTGTGCTTGGCAGTTACAGACTCTACAGCACCTGTAAACGGCATTGACTATATTCACCCAACTGTAAAGCCCACAGTTGATTATACCACGGCAGTTATTGCCAAAGGACTTATGCCCAATGGTGAAATCAACTTTGAGTTTGTAGCAGAAGATGAAGGCGATGAGGATGCCGCAAGACAAGCAAGTGAAATGGTGTCCAAAGTTGTAAATCAAATGAATGACCCACACTTTATCTTAGAGCGTTGGGTCATGGATGCTAACATGCACAAAAATGGTATGATGATGATCAAACCCATTCGTGAGCAAACAACTCGTTATGTAGAAACATCAGGCACTAACGATCAACTAAAAGCATTTGAACAACAGGCTGCTGAGTCAGGACTTACAGCAACTCGTCAAAGCAAGCGTCAGATTGCAGTTGACATGGAAAAGGTAATGGCTGAAGTAGAACAACTACTTGGTCAACAACAAGCGGCATTTGGCGAAGGCCTAATGGATCGCATGGTAGAACAAATGCGTCAAGCACCAGAAGAACTAGATCCTGAAAGCATTGCTAAAGAAGAACAAGAAATACAAATGGGTGAGCGTGATAGCCAGGAACAAATCCTACAAGATGCTATTCGTCGCAACACAAGTTATACAGCCAAGTATAAACTAACTGGTTATAACATCAACATTCAATTCCACCCTATTGCTCAGCACTATTGGGTATGTGATCCAACAGTTCCAGAAATGAAAAACCAACCTTTCTGTGGCTACTACGATCCAATGACAATTCAAGAAGCATGTGAACTATATCCAGACATCAAGTTAGAGGAGTTCCGTGAACACGCAGAATACAATCAGTCTGGTGCTTACCAAGCAGGCTCTGTCCTAAACAACTTGGCTATCCATGCTCGTGACTCAGTTCCAGTTATGGGTATTCCTGTGTCCAGTGCGGCAAGTGCTGATCCAGACAGTCGCCAAGTCAGTATCGTAACTATTTGGAATCGTTATGACATTGATGGTGATGGTGAACTAGAACTAATTGAAATGATTTATAGTGGTTCATACATTATTAGTGCTAGAGAAGTAGAATTTATTCCTGTTGCCAACATGTGCCCAAGACCACTACCTGGCAACTTCTATGGTATGAGTATTGCTGAAAGTGTTATCCCAATGCAGGAATATAACACATCAGCGGCTCGTGCTGAGATTCAACTAGGCTTACTAACAGCAACTCCTCGTATTGGTGTCAAGCCAGACCGTGTTGACTTTGAAATGATGCAGGATGGTGAAAGTGCTATCTTTATCTTGGACTCAAAGTTTGACCCAGCCAAAGACATTTACCAAATGCCTCCTCCAAGTGGCAACTTACAGTTCTTAGAAACTGCTATGAATCGTATTCAGAATGATGTTATGAAAATGGTTGGTATGACACAACCACAAGACACATTTAATCCAGAAGTTATGGCCGCAGGCAACAGTGGTGTTAAACTACAGATGGCAATGGGTCCTAACCAAATCATTCAAGACAATACTGTTCGCAATGCGGCTGAAGGTTTGAAAGAAGCCTTATACCTAATTTGGCGCACATTGATTCAGTATGGTGATGACTATGGTGTTAAGAAACTGGCACAAGGTTGCCACCCAGACAAGAAGCCAGAGTTCATGGACTACACACAGTGGGATGAAATGAACTTTATTGAACGCAAGCAAGTTCACTTGGAACTGGCATTAGGTATGTTGAGTGAAGAAAACGCATTGAATCGTTTACAGATTATTCAGAAGTGTCAAGGTGAGTTATATCAAACAGTTCAACAAATGGTTGGTAATGGCACACTAACACCTGAAATGTATAAAAAGATCAAGCGTCCATTCGCAGACACTCTATATGTGTTAGGTGTAAAAGACTGCGACACATACTTGCCAAGTGATGATGAAATTGCACAAATGATTGGTCAAGCAGAAGAAGCAGGCAAGAATAGAGAACCAAGTCCTGAAGACAAGGTTAAACTATCAACTGCTAACTTGAACGATGTCAAAGCCAAGCAAATCCAAATGGAAGTTGCTGGTGAAGATGCTGAGACTCAATTGGACTTTATGAGTATGGCAGCAGGCGATCCTAAAGTATACAGTTAAATTTTAAAAAGGAATAGAAATGATTAGTGAAGAAGCGGTGGACGCTTATAACAAGCGTCTCACCATTGATACAAGTAACCCTAAAAAGTTAACACCAAGTCAGCGTGATGCTGTAAAAAGTTATGGCAGTTTAGCAGAAGCACTACTGACCAATCGCGACTTGGCCATGTTTGTTCATCACTTCAAGTTTGAAGTAAATGACGCAATGGCAAATATTAGAACACACACTGAAGAAGCAAATGCTGAACGAGTAGCACTTGCCAATCAGTTGAGTGGTATTGACAGTTTCGTGAACACATTAAAAAGTGCTGTTTACAAAAAGAATGTATTGATTAGATCTGAAAACTCAGACCAAAACGATACTAAATAAAAGCAGAGGTAATCAGTAATACTGACCCTCAACTAAAGGAAAAATATGGAAACAACGATCACCCCTAACGCTCCGCAGAGCGCGGGCACTGAACAAAGCGCAGTTCCTAGTTTAGATTCAATAGCCGCTAAAATGACCGCAATGCGTGAAACCACAATGCGTAACCAGATTAGACCTACTGAACAGACTGCAACGGGTCAAGATGAGACGGCAGAAACATCAAACCCCGTGACACCAGAAGGTGTTGAAGTTGACGACTCTTATGGAGACGATAACGCCAGCGACAATCAAGAAGCAGCCGCCCCTGAAGAGGTAAGCACTGATAGTAATGATTCTTCAGCAGATGAATTAATTGATTTCTTAGAATTTGCGGACTCAAATCCAAAAGCCAAATTCAAGTTCATGAAAAATGGAAAAGAAATCATTATTGATGCGAAGAAGGCCGCGGCAATATTGGGCCAAGGAAGCGCAATACACGAAGAAGCACGCCAACTGAAAGTTGAGCGAGCAGAGTTTGAGGAATACCTCACTGATGTTCGTTCAAGACAGGAAGGCTTGGCATTAGCCATGGAATTTACCGTTCAGCCAAAGTTGCAGAAGGCCTATGATGAGATACTTAAAACGCAATCTTATCAAACCACTTTCCAACAACAATTGGCGCAGACGCGGGATCCTGCACAAGTTGCAAGGATCCAGGCCAGTATGGCACAGAATGAGCAATACATTCGTCAACAACAAAAGCAAATTGGCAAATTAAAACCTGCCATTGATGAGTTTAGACAAGTGAGAACTCAGCAAGTGCAACAATACTTGGATCAAGGTCGTAAGAGTTTCACAGACAAGGATTTGAAAAATGAATTTGTCTTTAATGAGATTCGCGACAAGTTGACCAAGATGTGGCCCAGTGCTAAGAACGAGATACTTCCAGGCATCCCTAACATTGACTTGATCTCTAGTGATGAGAACTTGTTGAGCCTAGTCCGTGATGGATTACGCTATAGGGACAAGCCCAGCACTACCAAATCAGCAGGGGCAAGTATGGCAGCATTAACAGGACGCAAAGGTGCAAGCACTCAGCGTAGTGGCAATGATGGCGATATCAGCAAACTTCGTGAACAAGCCAAGGCTGGCGATAAAAAGGCTGGCGACAATCTCTTAATGGCTCAGTTGCAAAGATTGCGACAGTCAAGAGGTGGTAGATAATTCATAAAGGAATAAAATCATGGCCGCATTAACAGGCGCAATTTCAACAACAAACATTGGTAACGGAACTACAGCATACGGTGCTGACATTGTTGTTAAAGACTTAGACTTAGATGTCTCAAACCGTGTCAAAGATGACACTCCCGTTCTAAACATGTGTATGAGCAAGAAGCGTAAAGTAAACTCTACTTTGCCTTTGTGGACAGACGACATTTATCGTGCTCCAGCAGTTCAAGCCCAATTAGAAGGCGCAGTTGTAAACTCAGCAAATGCTGAAGCCAACCAGCGTTACAACTTGGGTAACTACACACAGATTTTCAGCACAGTTATTGCCGCAACAGGCACAGCCCGTGCTGTAATGCAATCTGGTGGTGACCCACAAGCATATCAGGAAGTCAAGCAATTGATTGAATTGATGTTTGATGTGGAACTACAATTAGTTCGTAACGACCAAATTGGAACAAAGTATGCTGGCCAAACAGGCACAGCCTCTGGTTTACCAAGTGGTCAAACTGGTCGTCGTATGGGTTCTTTGAGTTCTTTCGCAGGCACTCAATCCTTCAACACAACTAGTGGTTCTACAAGTGGTTTAGACACATTCATCAACAACGAATCAACAGATACTCCAGTTCAAGCAAGTAACGCTTTGCGTGTTTATGCTGACGGTAGTGCTTACTACTCTGGCACATTTACTAACCAGTATTTTAGCCCAGCGTTATACAAGCAGTTGGTTACTGTTGCTGAACAACGCTACAATGCGAAGATTCGCACAGTAGTTGCTCCAACAAGCATCCGCACAAGTATCAGCGATAACATTCCTCAGTCAAGAGGTATCAACCGTGTTGATAGTGCTCGCGGTGACACAATCCAAACTTACGAAGGCGACTTCAACTACACATACGAAATCTTTGATTCTTGGATCATGGATCAAGTTAACTCTAACGCAATTTACTTCTTGAATGACGAAGTATTGCAGTGGGGTAGTTTGCGTGACCTAGGTCCTAACAACGAAGTGTTCTCAAACGCTGACGCTAGTTTAGACCAGTTCATCATGGAAGGAACATTGATTGTTCGTAACCCAGCAGGTGTTGGTGTTCTAAACAACATCAAAGCAGGCACAGACGCACAAGCAAGTTTACCAGCCGCTCGTGCAGCCGCATTGGTTCAGCGCACAAACATTGGCGCTGGCGATGTTACTCCTTAATCTTTAAACAGGTTAAGTTTAACACAGAAAGGGCTCTAAGGAGCCCTTTCCTACGACACTAAATAACACTATGAGCGATTACAACCAACCTGAATACTTAGATGACAGCGACCCAGAAAAGAACTGGGACTACTACCGCAACGACCATGGCGGTATGATTACAAACCACAATGGTATGGCAGATAAACTGCTACAAAACGATGACCTTTATCGTAGCATGAAAGGTGATTGGAAACGCACCTCAAATAACAAAAGTGGTAATATCATTATAACCACTGGTCGTGAAGATGGCAAGTTCTACATTCGTCGTGAACAAACAAACATTGAAGCAATTAAAAAAGCAGTCAAGAATCACAGACATGCGGCTGAACTTGGTATTCCTGATCCACTGGCACCCATTGGTGATGATGGTAAGTTAAGCCACAAGTGGATGGACTTGCCCACAGTTATTGCTGTTCGCATTAGCGATGAATACTTTGGTGGCATGCCTTGGCATACAATTAAACACGACAGAACACTCAAAGCACAATTCTACAGAGTAGTGGAAACAGAGTATCCAGAATATGTGTGCTATCCAGGCGGTAAGTTGCCTATCCCAGTTGCGGTGCCATACCCAACTAAATCAGGTGAAAAGAAATACTTTCAAGGACGCTAAAATATGTTTAACATTCCAACTGGTGATGCTCTAGTAGACTTCATCAAAGACTTCACAGGTAGCACTAATGATGCTGAAATAAAACAATGTATCTTTATGGCAGAGATGTCAATGAGAAACATTGAACTACCAGCCTTGCGCTGTGATCCATACGCACCAGAGAATATTGGCGTTGCTGATTCAATGGGTCGTATTCCTATTCCAGGCGATATGAACAAGCCAATCTTGTTCTTCAAACAAGGCTCACAAATCAACACCAGTGCCACAGCAACAGGCACAACAGGTCAAACAACAATCACACTGACCAGCACTCCAGGTCGTGCTATCAACAACAACATGTTGGTCACAGGCACTGGCATTGCGTCAGGTGCTACTATTCAAAACATCACAGGTGGTGGTGGATCAGGTAGTGTTGTTACACTGAGTTTGCCTAACACAGGCACAGTAAGTGGCACATTGTTGTTTACTACTACAGGTCAGCAATCAAGTCAGTCAGGTCCTTGGATTGTGTATGACCGTATTGGTGATAGAGATATTATCACACAAGGCATGATTGCTCAGTTGTATCTACAACCAGTGAATGTGCCAGCAGTTATCCGTGGTAAGTTCAGTGAAGTATACAACAAGTATCAGTTCTTACCATATGTTGCTGAAGGCGACTTAATCAACTTGTATTACTACAAAGCATGGCCCTTGTTGTTTGCTCCAGTTACAGATGAAGTTATCAGTGCTACTGGCACAGTTGGCACTATTAGTGGAACTGGTCCTTGGACTGCTAGAATTACAGGCATGACTGGTGTTGGTGATTTGGAAGTTGGTGATGAAATTTACGCAACAGCAGGCACAGGCTCATTGGGCACAGGTGGTGTTTATACAGTGGCCAGTATCTTAAGCGCAACCAGTATCACATTCACAGCAACAGGTGGAACTACACCTACAGCAGGCACAGTTACTGGCGTTACACAAACAGGATTGATTGTTCAAAACAACGCAGTCTTACAAACATGGCCTGAAGGTTATGTGTATGCTACACTACGCGAATACTACATCAAACGACACAATGAAACAGATGCCGCAGTATATCAGGCCAAGTTCCAGGACGCTTGGAATGTGGTATCAGATCAAAACAGTTTAGGCAAATGGTCAGGTGGACACACACGACTAACCAGTGTATGGCAACCAAGACAGTATCGCCAATACTCAATCAAATAAGGATCGCACATGACAAGTTCTTCAAGTTTATACGGCTCAGTGACACAGCAAAATACAAATTCAGGCAACTCAACCAGTTTGTATGGTGAGGCTGGCACGCCCATTCCAGATAGTTCAGGCAATGTAGTTGTTCGCGGAGACTTGTATGTCTTGTCAGGTAACATTCTTACTACAGCGGCAACTGGCAATATCTTTCCCACAAACGCAACAACCATTAACTTGGGTAATGCCGCAACAACAATTAGCATTGGTGCTGGAACAGGCACAACTACAATTAACAACAACTTGGTAGCAGACAGTGGCGACTTTGGCAACATTACAATTGGTGTAGTAGATGGAAACACTATTGCTACTACAAGTGGTGATCTTAACTTACTTCCTACAGGAAACAATGGTGTCAACATTACAAGTGGTAGTGATGCTCCAACACTGATTACAAGAAATAGTGCTGTTACCAATGTCAGTGTTAGAGGTTTGTCATTAAGTGCTGAAACTTCACTTACACCTGCTGTAGGATTTGGTAATACATTAGAATACCAAGTTGAAGCACAGCCAGGCAATGTAGAACGAGCAGGTTATATCAGCGTAAACTTAACTGACATTACCGCAGGCAGCGAAGATTTCAACATGAACTTTGGCCTGATGCAGAATGGTGCCACTTATGCTACTAAGATGATTTTAGACAGCACAGGTAGTTTGGCTCTTGACAATGACTTAACTATTGGTGGCACTAATGTAAACTTGGCACAAGCCACTACATTTGGTTATAGCGAATCTAATAATCGCTTGAACCGTCCAGAAGTTCAAAGCACAACTGGTAATAGTTCAGGCCTCCGTGTTAAAGCACCAAATACAGGCACAAGTGCGGCAGCAACATTAAGTGTTGGTAATTCAAGTGATTCATCCAATACTGAATTCTTATCACTACAGGCTCGTGGTAGTGGTTTTAGTGATACATTCCGCTTTTTCACTGGTGAGTATATTGCCAATGTATTAAATGCCACAAACAAAAGTATCGCATTTACTGATAACACAAATACCTACGCTACAGTAAATCCAGCAGGTCCTACAATACCTACTGACTTGACCACAAAGGCTTATGTTGATGCTATTGTTATTGATAACACAACATACACAATCAATGCTTCAAGCACAACTGGTGGTGCTAATTTTAACTTGGTAGGCACAGATTTAACAACTGACACTATCAAATACAACAGTGGCACAGGTGTTACAGTAAGTCGCACAGATGCAAACACTATTGATTTTGCCATTGGACAAGCAGTTGCTACAACCAGCAATGTAACCTTTGCTGATGTTATAGTAAGTGATGACTTAACAGTTCAAGGCAACAATGTAAACTTGGCATCTGGCACTACTATTGGTTATAATGACAATGATACTCGTGCCAATAGATTACAAATTCAAAGCACTACTGGTAATACTACTGGCCTGCGTATTACAGCACCAAACGCTACAACCAGTGCTGTTGCTAACTTAACTGCATTTTCTACAAATGATTATGACAATGGTGAATTCATAGCCCTACAAGCAACTGGTAGCACAACTGCTCCATTTAGTATTAGAACAGGCAAATTTACGGCTGGTGTGCTAAGTGCCAGTGGTGAAGAAATTAACATTACAGATGGTGGCACAACATACGCAAGTATTAACCCAGCAGGACCTACTAACAGCACAGACTTGACAACTAAGAGTTATGTTGATGGACTAATTCCAAATGTTCCAACATACGACACTACTGTTGTGCCTGCTACAGGCGGTGTTGATTTACAACTTCGTGAAATTGATGTTCCAAGTATTACTATTGTTGGAACAACAACATTCTTAGGTGGCACCAATGTAACTGTCAGTGAAACAAGTCCTAATGTAATTACAATCAGTGCGCCAGACACAAACACAACTTACGATTTTAACGCAAGTAGCACAACAGGTGGTGCTAACTTAAACTTGGTTGGCAGTGATAGCACTACTGATACAGTTAAACTAACAAACGGTGGTCATATTACAGCCACATACACTAGTGGCACAGAAGTTACATTAGGCAGTGATGCCACAGATGCTAACACAGCAAATGCTATTGTTAGTCGTGATGCTTCAGGCAACTTTAGTGCAAGTGGTGCTACATTAGGCAACATCACTGTTGGTGTTGCTGATGATCAGACTATTACTACTACATCTGGCAACTTAATTTTAGATAGTGTGGGCGGCACATTACAGTTAAATGATGCAGCCATAAGCAGTCCTGTTGCACAAACATGGACAGTGGTAGATAACAACTCCAGTGCGTTAAGCATTGGTGCTACAGGCAAAGCAGGCCTATTAAAAATTGATTCAACTGACAATGCAGAACGAGTAGTCACAAGTGGCAACTTGACTGTGAACGGTAGCCAAGTTTTAATCACACAAAATACAACTTATGTCCCACCAACCAGTGCATTAAGCACAGTAACAGGCACTAACGGTGTAGTGGCTGTTTCAAGCACAGGTGGTGCCAATGGATATGGCGCAGGCTATGCAGCCAGATATCATTCAGGTGATACAAGTGCAGGTGTCAACAATGCCGCGGCTTTAGTATTGTCAAGTGCCACAGGTAGTAGTTCAGCACCTGCTGGTTCAAGTGCAAACCAGGTGTTAGGCGCATTGAACTTTGATGGTTATACTGCAGGCACTTCAAACAATTATGTTTCACAAATTGCTACTGCCAATGCAGGTGGTGGTTTTGTTGCAGTTCAACCAATACAAGCACAGGGTTATGCTCGTCAAGCATTTACCAACTCAACTACTGTCACAACAGCAGTCACAGGTGCGTCAGGAACAGGTTCAGTAGCAACACTAACTTTCACAACACAAAACACAGCACCATACGCTGTGGGTCAAAGTGTGACCATTGCTGGCATGACACCAGGTGGCTACAATGGCACTTATACAATTAGTGCGGCCACTACCAGCAGTATTTCATACAGTAATGCCACAACTGGTTTCACATCTGGTGGAACAATTGCCGCGGCCAATACTGTGACAGCGGCTGGCACTGGTTTCCGTGTTCGTGGTTTTGCCAACAGCACCAACATAACTCCTGCCAACAGATTCAACTTTATGGATCTAACAGCCAGTGCGGCCACATTTAAATCTAACGCATATACATTTGCCAACGAAGTTATCACTGGTAGCACATTAACTGCAACCAACTACATGACTCTGGGTGCTACTGTAGGTAGTATCAACCAAGATACATTCACGCTAAAGAACACAGCAGGCACTACAACTTATGCTACATTGAACAGCACAAGTGCTACCTTAAACGGTGATACTGTTGCGTTGAAAAACACAGCAGGCACAAGCACATACGCTAACTTTGCTACAGGTGGTGCTACTATTACAACAGGTGGCGCAACTGAAGTTATTAGAACAGCAACAACTTCAGGTGCTAATCCAGCATTATTGTTAAAGCGTTCTACAACTGCTACTGCCGCTCCAATTGACAATGATGGCACTGGCCTGCGTATTAGCACAGCAGGTAGTTCTGGCACAAACTATGGTATTGGTTTCTTCAACTACCTATACCAAACACCAGCATCTGGAAGTGATCATGAATTCTACTTGGGCTTGGCCAAAGGTGATCAAACAGGATCTATTGTTGATTCAGTTCAGACTATCAGCAGTAAGTTAACCAACACAAGAATTCTTGCTGGAACAGCAGGTGCCGCAGGCACTACTGCAACCGTTGCTCAGTTTTCACCAACTAATAACACGCTAAAAGCAGATGCTCTTACATTACAAACTTATGCTGGTGCGTCATTAGTTGGCACAGCAATCAGTTACAACCGTGTGTATGGACAATGGCAGTATGATGCTACGCTGACTCCAGCGGCTGCTAATACTGGTTATGCTGTTCCATTCCAGGGTGCTAATGCAACTATTGACTTTGCCAACATTGCTTCAGCGGCTTCAACAAGTCGTATCATTCCTGGCGCGGCTGGTATGTTCAAGTTGCAGTTCTCAGCACAAGTTGAAAACTCAGACAACGGACAAGATCATAATGTTTCATTCTGGTGGAGAAAGAACGGCACTGACATTAGCAATAGTGCTGGTTACTTTACTGTTCCCAAAGCAGGTGCTGCCTCAGGTGCATTAATTGTTGGTTGGGACAACATGGTTCAAACTGCCAACACCACTGATTACTTTGAATTGATCTATGCTGTTAGCGATACTTCAATTACACTACCATTTATTGCGGCAGCCGCACCAAGACCAGGCGCAGCCGCTGTGTTCTTGACATTGATTCCAGTAGGCGCATAACATGTCAACAATAGACACAACAGAAGCAAGACTCAGCACACATGAACAAGTGTGTGCTGAACGCTACAAAGGAATAGAAGTTCGCATGGACAATATTGAAACTAGAGTAGATGCTATCATAGTAGATATCAAAGAACTAAAGACAACAAATGACAAGCAGTTCAATGAAATCAAAAG